TCTCTCTTTGAAAGCTTTCGAGTTCCGCTAAGATCTCTTGAAGAGTCTTGCTCGTGAATCCGTCTAGTGTAATTCCTGCCATCTATTCCACCGTAATAATGAAGGGTTGGTCTAACTTTGAAGTGTCGAAGAGACCACCGTCTGTGCGCACAGCCAGGAAGTCGACTTGAAGCTGTCGTTTGGTTCTGTCGATGTCGATATTCAGCTCCCTCAAAGAGTCGATGTCTTGACTGGTGAGGATCACCTGCCTGAAGATCGACCTCACGGTCGCTGGCGCCGGTGCTTTGATGAGGATGTCTCGGTAGTAAGGGATCCCCTCTCTGAGGTTGATGAACCACTCGTTGAGAAAGAACCTGAAGCGTTGGCGAAGGTAGTGCTCAAGAGCATCTGGAGACTGAAGCACAGTAATCGGCAGAGCGATGTCTTCCGTGGCTGTGTTCCAATTGAATGTTGAAAGGCTCATTCCACAAACCCTTTGTCAGCTGCAACACTCGCTGGTGTGTAAGAAGCGCTAGGCCCTGTGACGCCGCCCATGGCATCAGTACCCGACGGCACTATGTGCACGTGCGCGCTGAAGGCACTTTGAATCTTTACATTTTCGGCGTCCGCCCTATCTGCGCGAGCGATCTTCTCAATGGCTTGTCTGCCAATCAAAATGTTGCCGTTCGGTTGGATCCTTATGATGGCGTCCCCGTCCTTGCCCAGCACCATGTCAGTGGCGCTAGCATCGCCCACAGGCTGCGCGTCGGGGTAGGCCCCGCCAGGTATGGCCACGGGATCGGAAAGGCTGTGACGGCGGATCTCGCCCGGGTTAGAGGGTACGTCCCCAGAAGTGCGGAAAACACCTGTGCCCACTTCATTAAACAGCAGTTGCACGAAGTCGCCCTTAGCCAAAGGTAGGGTAACAAAAAACCCACCCCCACGAGTCCAATCTACCGGCACGTTGGAGAACTGCGGGAGATCCTCCTTGATGATCTCCCTGTTGTCGTTCAGCCGAGCGCGGCGAACTACAGGTGTGCACTTACAGGTCTGTGTTGCCGCGTCATACGAATCAACCCGCGCGGGTATCGCAACGTGAACGTCTAGCAGTTGACTGCGAAAGATGTCGAAGAACATCTCCGCTTTGCTTGGTTCAGTGGGCATCAGCCTAACCTCTTAGCTTGGATATCTACGTGCCACTCAGCGCCCTGGGTGTCACCTGTGTAGGTGGCCTTTTCGATCCTGTATCTACCCTGCACGAACTCTGCATTGATCTCCACAACACGAGAGGGCACCAAGTCGGGGATCATGAAAGTTCTGGCATTGAGTATCCCGTCATTGTCGACACTGGGGATACCGACCAAACCTGTTTCAGGGCTGATCACTCGGCCGAGCGTTCCTATACTCTGCCCGTTTCGAGTGAACTGAAGATTGCCCAACTGTATTGACCACTCAATACCCATTGCATCACAAAACCATGTGAGCTCTTTAGACACCTGCCCGCTCATCACTGAACCGGTTCTAAGAGTGTCACCTGTGCCGTCTAGCGCTAGGCCTTCTAGTATGTCGTCGAGGTTACCCGAGCCCAAACCCAACTCTCTGATCAGTGCTTCGATGACTGACTTCACACTGGCGCCAGCTGTGAAACTCTTGTTGATGCGAGCGTTACGGAACGCTATCTCACCGTCTCCTGATTCAACTAGGGTGACAATGTCCGCACCGTCGCGGCCACTTACAGCGCGCCTCAATTCGCCGGAGAAGATCTGCGCTGTGTTGTCAATGTACCCAGCCTGAATTGAAGCAACCAAATCAGTCGCCTCCTCAAGCCGCTTCCTGTTGTCGGGCTTCAAGTTGAAGATCTGAAGTTCAGCCGTGTTAGGGCTCGGTTTGATAGAGCGCACGATCTTAAACTTCACGCGCATTTGTGCTGGCTCTTCGATGTTCGTTAGTTTGATGGCATCTATTGAACCCAACGCGCCCACTATGATCTCAGATCTTCTTCTAAAAAGCTGTGTCATGTAGCCCCCACTGGTAGGCCTAGCTCTGCGGCGCCTTCACTGTCGAGGTAATTGAGTTGGACTCTCTTGCCTAGTCCTAGCTCACCGAAACGAGCCGGCTCATCTGTTGAGCTGATGGCAATGAAGTCACCGGGGGGCAAACGTGGATCGAACTTCCTACGACGGAGCAACAGCCAGTTGGTTACAATCTTAAGACCACTAAGGATCTCGATCTCGTTCGTGTCAAGGATGCTCAAGTACCAAACATCCTCGCTCTGGTTGTAGAAGAAGTTTAACAAGAACTCGCGACCCTCAATGGTTGTACGCTGGCTGTTGAAAGGCACTTCTGAATTCGTAGGTATGAAAAACTGTGCCATTACAATGCGTCCGCACCTGCTGCTAAAATGCTCTTGTTACCCGCAGACGCGTCTGAGCTAGCCTTGCTGCCCAAACTCTGTGCTTGGGCTGCTCTGATAACCGCGACATCAACAGCTACTACACCGACCTCGGTGGCTACGATCCGGATCTCCCTGAAGCTAATGTCAAACTCAGCGCCGTCACCAGTGGTTGTGCTTCGGATCGCAGAGACGTTCAGCACAACCATGTTGTCGTAGTCATGCAAGCTAGTTAACACCCTGCACAACGTGGCTTCACGGCTCAACGCCTTGAACGTTTCGTAAAACTGTCTGGGCCTGTTGAGCCCCTGATCGAACAGCAGCACCCTGAACTTCTGAGTACCTCCTCTGGAAAGCAGATCAGATATACCGTTAGATATCGTTTGAGTGAGAGCACCAAGAGAAATGCCTGCGCTAGTCTGGTCGACGTTCGAGATCCCTACGGGGGGCGAGAACTCTTCGTACTTCGGGATGATAGCTTCGATCTCTTCGATCCTGCCTGAAGGATCTGCACCAGCTCGTATCGGCTGGTTGGAAACGAACACGTTCAACACTACTCTGTCGAGGTCTGGTGTAGCATGATCGGAAACGTTCACGCCTTCCTCAACTGAGCTGTCAGTCACGGTCTGCGAAAACTCGTGAGCGTGGGAAGGGGTTGCATCAAACGCAATCTCTTGCGTCGCGCCAGCACCGTCAATGAACGTTACAATATTCTCAGCCATGACTAATTCTGGGTTGACCCGCGCAGGGACCTGAGGTTCGCGGCTTCAAGTACAGCGCCCTGTTGTCGGTTGGCAGCGGCGGCGATCGCTGCAGGGGACTGTCTAGCCCCTGCATTGATCTGCTGTTGAACATTGATGCGCTGCTGAACGCTCGTGCCGCCGGTACTACCAGCATTCACATTGCCCCGGCTTTCCCCCGTATCGATACCGAGAAAGTCTCCAAGTCCTTCAGGTATGAACGACTGCACCTGTGCGGATGCCCTCTTTGCCCCTTTTGTAATGTCCGCCCACATATTGTCAAAGGCTGTAACAAAAGTCTGAGTTATGGAATCTAGGAACCCTTTAAGAACCTTCACGAAATTCGAATTCAGAAGAATGTCCCAAGCCTTACCCAGTTTTTCTTTGACCTCGTTGAACCACTCTATAAATATTATGAGTAGATCCTTTACAACAAACTTGAATGCTTCTTGAAACAATTCGTCTGTCTCAACTAGGAAGTTGACGATCGCCTGGCCGATAGCAAAGAAGAAATCTTTGAACAGCCCCGCAGCTTTCGCAAAAGCCTCCTGCATTTGCTTTTCTGCTTTCGCCCTCTCTTCAGGATCATCCGAAAAGAAGAACGTTAGGAAGGAAGAGATCCCTTTGATGAAGGCCTTGATTGCATCTTGGAACTTCTTGGCTGTACCTGCGCCAGCAATCCTGTCGATGAAACGCCCGATCAGAGAATCGCCGCCTTCAAAGAAAGTCAGGATGTCATCGAAAATTAGGAAGGGAAGTATAAATCTACGAGCGAATCTCGCACCGATGGCCAGAAGCCTACCGATCCTAAACAGCACCCCGACGAAAGGTTTAAATACTTGCGCCGGGTTGATGAGGAGTAGACGCGCGAATCTGCCGACAATCGGCAAGAGCTTCTTGATTGCACCAAACAGCCCTACACCTAGAAGGTTCCTGAGGGCTTTCGTCTGCCCGAAGAATTCCTTTATTGACCTGACTGTGTCACCAATGGCTTGCGAAACTTGTATGACGAAGTCGACGAAGCCCTCAATTGCAGGTGTTAGCTTTATGATAATGTCGCCGGCAACACCCTGAAGAAAGAATTGTAACTTGCCTAGAGCTGCTTGGAACCTGCGCGATGCCTCAATGGCTTCGGTTGAGAACCCGCCACCTAGATCTCGCAAGCTGTCAAGATAGGCATCGAGCTCCTCTCGCGTTCCACTGAGCAAAGGAAGCAACTTAAGGGACGCTTCGCCGAGAACCGTTTGAGCTTTGGCCACCCGCTCAGTCGGATTCTCAATAGCCGATAGGGCAGCACCTACCTCAAGTAGCAATTCATCGTTGCTCTTTAGTTCGTCGTTCGTGTCTGTAACTTCTACGCCTAGATCTTTGAATGCCTTAACCATCGTGGCGCTGCCGTCAACAACACTCTGCGCGTTCTTGGCTAGTGACTTCAACGATATGCGCAAATCCTCCGTGGTCGCGCCGGTCAGCTTGGCGGCGAAGTTCAATATCTGAAAAGATTCAGCTGTAATGCCTACTTGCTGGGCTAGGTCGCCAGCTGCGGCTGCTGCGGCTGCCGTGCCTTGAATGAACCCACCGAGAGCTCGCGCGCCAAAGAACAATGCAGCAGCACTAGCAACAGCTTTAAACTTGCTGCCGAGCGTGTCTAGCTTCTTTGCGGTCCTTCCTAGATCTGAGTCCTTAACATCGATCTCGAAAGCAACCAGTAGTTCACGAATTGCTGCCACTGTTATACGCCTTTGATTCCGCTTCCTCTATTGCGTCTAGAAGATCGTGAGCGTCCTTGACCTCTGCCATGGTGTGCTCGTCTTCAATTTGATGTTTCGTACCCAACAAGTTTCTAGGGTTGACTGCTATGCGCCAGACGAACCAGTCGATCCCTCTTGGGACTTTGAATCCTCCCCCTGATTTTCTGGCGTTAACCTCTGCAAAACGGCCTTTGCTCCGCCCTTCACGCGGCGTAATAAAAAACTGAAGTTCACCTCAAGGCACGCCCAAAGAAAGCGCGCTTCCAAGTCCACCCGTTGATCAAAGATCTCATCATACCCCTCCTTTACAGTTTGGTACTGATAGCCGTCAGGGCTTTTGGCGTTCGGAAATTTAGCCATGGCCCCCGCATCCAGGAACGTGTTGATCAGTTCATCATAGACCTGTTCAGTTTTTGGATCGCCAAGAGACTGAACGACTTGTTGGAATGCTTTCATCAAAGCTTCCTTGCCTTCTGTCTCTGCTTTCTTGCCGGCCGCTTCAGCAAACTCGTCTCCCAGCATTGAAGAAACGGGTACTCCTGCCACGCCAGCTATCTTGAAAAGAACTTTTCGTTGTTGACGAACCGACAACAACGGGCAGGAGAATGTAATGTGTTCTACTTGTACGTCTTCGAGTCTTATTTTCACGGTGGACCTTCTTTTTTAGTTAATTAGTTGCCGCCCACAAAACGGCCTACGGAACTGACAGTTCCGTCGAGTACCCACTCCCGAGCAGTCGTCTCCCTGTCGTAACTCTCATCAGGGAACTTCGAGATCCATACAGAGTCAGAAGTGAAGATCGACAGACCTCCTCTATCTCTCACCATCATTGGAACCACGCCCGCGCCGTTGTCGTTCAATAGATCTGATTGATGTAGTAATGACAGCAACGTATTACCAAGAGAAGTTTGGGCCAGCAGAATTGTGATCCTGACACCTTTCATATTGGTCTTGCTTCGAGTGACTTCGCCGTCACTACCCGTGAACATGGCGAACTGCTCTTCCTGCTCTATCCTCAAGAACTCACCATCGGCAAACCCACTATCAATTGGAATGCCTCCAACGATTATCGAGACGGTGTTTGCATCGTATATTTTGACGGCCATGACTTAAACCGATACCTTTCCTGCAATCCTAACAGTGTGAATAGCGCCCGCGAGTGTCGCGGTAAAGTTCACATCAGGTAGCAATCTGTTAGCTTTGTCGATGGGGTTGATGTTTGCGGCTAGCGGCGCTGTGACTGTCGGTGCTGGATCCTGTGCCAGCAACTGATTGGTGATGCCTTGATTGAGCGCGGTGAAAACCTCAGCTCTCACCTGGTCTATCCCCGGATCGGTGAATGGCACCTTCTCTGATCTAACCAGCAAAGCAAATACATTCACCTGGATCTCAGCTTGTAGCCAGTCTATGCCCCGTGTGATGTCAATGAACTGACCGCCCGAAGTGATTCCCTCTTGAGTGATCGCTGCCCCTGCAATGCGCATGTAGAAGTTGACGTTCTTGCCTCTCAAGTTGGTGCGCTGCCCTGTGCTTACGACGTCTGTGCTCACACCTGCCAAGTCTTTGAACTTCCACGTGCTCGAACCTGGCAGCGTCGGGAACCGATCCCCCATCCACCCGGCAGCTGAATATCCCAGTGTGTCGTTTTGATCCCAGATAAGATAGGTGCGCGTAAAACCCAGGGCAAACAAGTCGGACCCCAGGTCATCAGTCACACTGGTCGCGATATCATCGTTGCTGCTGTTGGCACCGAACAACTTGATGAGCGCTTGTGTGAACCCTGCAGCCGCAATGACTTCGGCGTCACCGTTGCTGTCGAGCAACAGGCCGTACCAATTCGAATCGGCCGCTTCAATCGCTGCCAGATCAGTTGCCAGCCCGGGATCCGCAGTTGCATTCTGAATGATCATTGACGTCGGGTCGAACCCGCTAATCCTGACTAGTTGACCTCCGGTCGTAGCAGAGATGAGGACCTCAGGATCCGTATCCATTGTTGTGATGTCTGTAATAGCGTCAATCTGTGCGGCCAGATCCGCAACAATAGCCGTGACGGTTTCTGCGGCGCCGTTCAAATGAGTGATATTGGTTTGAGGCAAACCATTTATGCCGACCTCAAAGTCATATTCGAACCCTTCTTCAATGTTGGTTGGTTCAAGAGTCCACGTATCATTAAAAGCTAACCTGCGCTTACCCACCTTGAAGAGTGGCGGCTTGAATTCTTGAGAGAGGAGCTTCGTGGCACAAAGGAAGATCGGGTCCGTAGCCGGTACTCCTTCATCGGTTAATTCTGCAAGCGTGCCAAAGGTACGCACTGTCTCAGGCCAGAAGTTGTGAACAGCCGCGATCAATGGCGTTCCAAAACCGGCTCGATCAATAGTCGCGGATTCGATCGTTATTTGTACTTGTACAATTTCGTCAATGGCTGCCATTACTTTGCATCCTGGGGTTAGTTGTCAGTGAGTTGAAGGCTATACGCCTCCGTCAATTAGTATGTTTTCCCAGTTTGTTGGGTAGGGCTCGCCCAATTCATCCAACACATTGGAAGAAGAAAGCGTGCTTTGGATCCAACAATTGTTGGGCTCCTCTCTTCTGCAAAATGCAACACGCATCTCCAGCCGGATAACGGAATGGCTTCTGAAACGATCGTCTATTTCAGCGTCTACGTTGATCGCGCCTGCAATGTCGAAGTCAACAAGCGCAATACCCGCTGCTGCTAAAAAGTCTCGGCCTCTTTGAGATTCAAAACCCGTCATCAAGGAATCTATATGATTGAACGCGATGTCTTGATCCGCTTGGGAGTCGGACTCACACCTGATCTCAAGAGCAAACCTTCTCTGGCCCTGCACGATGAACACTATAGCCAGGTCGCCAGTCTCATTCCCTAGTTCATCCAACACAGGAACGGTTTCAGTAAGGAGATCCGCGAATTGATCTTTTCTCCAGCTATCCAGTTTAAGAAGAAAGAAGGCGCGAGTTTTCGGAGGCTTCATCTTCCTGTCCTGATTTATCCACTGGGCCTTGATGTCACCTCCTAGCCCGAAAATCTCATCAGCCAGATCGGTCCCGGGCGTGCCATTAATCATGGCCTTCAGGTCTCGACGAACGTCAGTTACAACAGTCACAAGCGCCCCCGCTTAACTGTAACCCTTGCTGATATTGAGTTCTTCAACGCCCCCATGTCGATCAAAGTCAGGGCGTGCCCTTTACGCATAATCGTGGTTGGTCTGTTAGCGGGGGGTATAGTTCCAAACTGTCCCTGGATCTCTCGCACGAAAGTCTGACCAACCAATATCCCAGCCTGCCTCAAGGGAAGCCCTTTTAAGAACGCCAGCTTTCCAATCATGCGAAACTTTGCACGGATGCTTGACTGGTTCTGACTGAACCAAGGCGCCAAGAAAGCTCTCTTGGGAACGTGGGGCTCAGCTAGGCCCAGCTCATGAATGGCTCCCACCGAGGCCACAGTGAGGCCTCTCCTGCTTGGATGCTGTCTAGATCCCTTGCGAGAATCAATGCCCACCTCAAGCTCAAGCTCTTGGGACATCCGAAGGCGAAGGTTTTCGAATGCCTTCTTACCGCGGTCTCTCCTAACTTTAATCCTAAAAGCCATTCACGGGCCCCGGTCCCCCCGACACTGTGATCCCGACCACTACCTGACTGATGATCAACCGATATCTCATCAAGTACGTTGTCTTGCCCTCCTCACTAATAAGCCGGGCTTGTTGCCCTGCTGGAGATGCCGCCAATACGTCAGCAGTTAGAAGACCGTGAGCTTCATTCGTATTGGCCAAAAGCACAGCGGCGTCCACTCGGTTTTTCGTAGCATCTAGATTCGCATTGATCTGCGGATCTTCGATGAGGTCGAACTCCGGGAACACACATCTGAATTCAGACGTTGTCATATGTGCATTGGATGCCACGGGCTAGCTCACTCCTCTTGTTGAGTCTGTTGAGGAGATTGTTTTACTGCGAGCTTCTCAAGCCTTGCGAGCACTAGCTTCTTGACCTCCGGACGCTTGTCGTTCTTGAACCACATCTGCAGCCGATCTAGATCCTTCTCTTCTTCAATAGCTACTTCGGCAGAGGCCACGGTCTGGTACTTGATCAGTGCATCAGGATCGAACTCTTCTGGAACGTCTTGACCTTCAGCTGCCACAGATATGATGTTGTGTTTTATGTGGTTGATAATACTAGTGTGATTCTTTAGCGCGTCCCAATGTCCTTGTTCGACCAAGTTGCGCTTACCTCCTCCTGGGCTGAGAGTCTTTTTCTTGTAAAGGAGTTCGCCTTTTACAAGTTTATCTACTCCGGCAACTGTCACCTTGTTCCATTTATTAACGGCGGCAAGACCGTAAGGGGCTGGACGATGTACGATTATCTGTATTTTTGACATAGGGTTGGACCTTCTTTGTGTGTTAGTTGTTAGCCAGCGTCGTCAGTGTAAACAGCGCTGAGAGGGTAGTGCCACTCAACTCCGCCAATACGCGCATGGCAGTTGATGATGAATGAAAAGTTCCTCGCCTGTGGCGGGATCTGTTCAAACTCTTGAGGGATGATCAGCATCACATTGTCGGGTGTCCGTTCGTACATCATCAAACGTGGTACCCCCCCTACCCCTGCTGTATTCAATCGGTACCACTGATCGACGTTATTCACATGAGGGGAGTTCCTCAAGAAAACGTTCATGATCGTATCGTTACTTGAGTTGACAGGATCCATCACTGTCGTCGCAATCAACTCAAAGTTGTCAACGTCAAGGATGAAGGTGTCCGGACTGTGGACCGTGTTCGTCAACGTGAAAACACTGGTAGCCAGGAAGTTTATATCGTTGAGGATCTGAATCGGTGTGGCTCCCGACCATGTTCCCGTTGGCAGAGTTTCGATGGGCACATTTACAAAATTCAGGAAGCCCGGAAGGTTGGCAGAAGCCTTGCCGAATGCTGCTATCTCATCGATAGTTTGCTCCATTCCTCGACGCGCCGAATTGGTCTTACGCGTTTCAAGCTGTGCGTTGGCGGAAGCGCTGTTGCGCAAGTCCTGCATGCTGAAGGCGTAAGAGTCTGAGAGTGCAACCACCCTGCCCGTGAACTCCCGGACCAGCGTGTCGACCCGTGGTGAGTCGTCCGCGTAGTTGCTGATGATGGCAGCAGCACCGAACATTTCCCACTGTCGGTACGTCACCGTATCAGCTGTGTTCGCCACACTGTTGTCCACTGGAATGAACTCGCGAGCACGAAGGTTCGGAAACAGAATGTCGAAAGTTTGAGTCCTAATGTGTTCCAACTGCCTAGCTAGGAACTGTGTATCATCAGCATCCCTGCGGGCATGGCCCTCTCCAAAGTAACCTATGCCTACGAGCATAGTTTCTAGATGGGCCTCATCAAGCCGGTACTCTTGGTTTACTAACATGTTCATTGTTCAGGTTCCTTAAACGGCGGACGTAGTGGGTAGGTTAATCTCGACAATGACCAGTTCGTCAGTGCCCGTTGTCGTGGTAGTGAAACGAGCACTTGGAATTGCCGCCGCCGATCCTGTATCGGCATTACTTCTAATTCGCCCCAGCACGCTGCCGCCGCCACCTGAAGTGAAACGAGCAAAAGCTTGACCTCCTCTGGGAGAAGCGTTTTCTGCCAGCACCCAAACTCGCCCGGAGCGCAGTACAGGCAGTTCGTCTCCCGCCTCGTAGTTGAAACCAGTGACCGGGTCCTTAACCTTGCCGCCATCCCAGATAAGGATACCTTCGACAGTGCCGAGACCTGTGAAGTCTGTCGTGGGCAATTGAACGCCCCTGTCCTCCAATGAGGCAGTTGTGTCTATCACCAGCAACCGTGCACAAGGCAGAGGGGCCAGAGCTACTCGGCTAATGACATCAACACGCATGCCTGTGTCGGCGAGGTTACCCTCAACCGCAATGGTAGTGTCTATGTTATATACTAATTGGCTCATCGTTAAGCCTCCCTGCTCTTGCTAAATGCCAATTTATTTCTCCAGGCCCCTTGACTACGTTCCATAAATCCAGCGCGACCGTCTTTGCGCTCTTCCTTGGCACCGTCGTCTTTACGCGGCACCGCTTCTCTCAGGGAACCAGTAGAACTTTTTGGTCGGATCGGGTGCTTCTCATCCGCACGTTTGACTTCAGAGGAAAACATCCCTGATACGAAATCATCACTTGCATCTTCCGGCACCTTGCAGTCAGTCTTTTCGAGCGCCTTGCGCATGACCTCACCTGACTTCATGCCTTCGTACTTAGCTTCGCTATCCAACTTGCGAGCGTCTTCGAGCAAACCAGTTCGCTCCTGAACAAGAGAATCGAGATGCTCACCATCTTCGAACTTCTTCAAAGACTCCTCTGCTTTATCAGCCCGCGTCTTTTCAGATTCGAGCTCTCCTTTTACCTTCTCCAGCTCGCTCTTTACTTCCGTAGCTTTAGTATCGGCAGCGTCGGCGCGGGTTGCCGCTTCATTCTTCTGCTTTTCCAATGCTTGGATGTGAGGAGTGGAGCCGGACTCTAAATCTATGCCTTCGATCCGTACTGTAGTCATGGTGGGTTTTCCCGTTGGGTTTGTTGGTTTAAGTTCGTCGACCGTACCTTCATCGAAACGGCAAACAGCGTCGTCGGAATCGAGCTGCAATAGCTCTTTCCCATCAAGTCTCATAGATACATCACTACCGGCGCGACCCCAGTTCTCGGGGCCCACTGCGACGTGGTTGTAAACTATGCCACGTTGCACACAGTCGTACCGTTCCCCATTCCAGACACCGGAAGTCATGTCCAAATCGCACGAATATCCACAAGAAAGCTCCTTGCCCTCTTTCCTGTCGATCTTCTCAATCAGTGAACTCTTACTGATAGTGAGTTCGGCTCTAACGAACTTACCATCGGCCCTGACAGTATCGCCGACATGCCCATTACTGTACTGCTGCCAGTTCGTTGCATTCACCATCTCTGGGGGGTGAAGATCGGTGACTGGCGCTGCCACTAAGCTGTCTAGGCTTTGCTTTTTGAATACTTCCTCTGGGCAGCGAAGCTCTTTTCGAATTGTCCCGTCGGCTCTTGTGTAGGGAAACACTCCTACACGAGTAAGAGCCGCTGGGATCCGGTACCCTCCCTGTGGCGTCTTGTGTAGACTAGATATCGTAGCAACGTCGTATCGTCTAACTGTTGTCATTCGCCTTCACCTTCGGTTACGTTAGTTACTGCGGGCGGCGTGCCTTGGGTTTGAGGACCTTCTCCCTGGGGCGCGTTGCCCGCACTACCCTCTTCGACAGCCTCTTCCCCCGCAGCCTGCCCAACATTGGCCCCAGCTTGTGACTTTGCGGCGAATTGGAAAACGCTTAGCCCACCATCCTCTGCACTGTCTCCCTCAAGTTCTCCTAGTCCCTGAGAAGCACGAGCTTCATTGACGGTAACCACCTTGGCTACGTCAGTGGGCGCAAGTTGCAGCGGCACAACCTCAGTAGTCTGGTTCGCAGTGGCTATCCTTTCGGCCTCAAGAGACGCCTCCCTTTCCTCGCGGTCGATCATCGTCTCAGATCTCCAACCGTCGTTGGTGAATCTAGACAGCCCGATCTCTTGGGCCTTGAGCACTTTGATATCAACGTAGATCTTGTCTCTCTCAGCAGTCAGCTTCTCAACCTCTGCTTGCTCTTTAGGTGTGCTTGCCCACAGCGGGTGATAGTTGATGTCCCACATAGTCGGCAGCACGCCCGACGTTGGACCTTCACTTGACAAGAGGATCAGCTTCAACAACTTGTTGAGCAGTGGAGTTAAGATGTTTGTCTGCTGGGTAGTGACGTTGTCGAAGAACCACCTGAAGTCCGAGTCACCTGTAGCGTTCATACCGGCAGGACTCTGGCCCATTAGAATAGTGACGGGGACTTCTACAGCCGCAGCTAGTCGAAGCATGTATCGATCGAGCAGTGAGGACAGCTCAGTCAACTGAGCACCAATACGCGAATAGTCTTCTTCGTCCGCATCGATAATAATCGACCTGGCTACACTCTTAGCCGTGTCAATCATTTGCGTGCGCTTCAGAAGCACTTCTTTCTTGCCGCTGGCCAAAAGACCCAACAAGCCCTTGATCTTGTAAACCCCTACCGAGGCTTCTTGCACGAGATTGCCAACAGCATTCCAGTTGCTTTGAAAGTCCCTGATGACTGGTCTCAGGGTTTGCATGATTGAGTTATCCCAACCATCGTTATTCGCCGCCTTGTCAGTAGATGTGAGAACGCCGGGGAAGATTATGAGCCGCGACCTGTGGACCTCTGTGGACATCCGAATGACGGTGCCCTGCGTAGTCTGCGGATTGATCTGATAGACGATAGGCTCTCCGAAGTCGGCAGCCATCGGATCGTTTTGCCACACCTTCGGTTGGATAAATCTCTTGTCAATGATATTGATGAAGTCGATTGATTGTATTCTGTCCTCGTTGACTGGCTCTTCAGGCTCTAGTCCGTCATTGACGCCGAGTACTCCGACGGCCCCTCCGTACAGACGTCCCCACACAAGGCCCTCAAAAAACTTAGGCATCACGTCTAATGTCACTAGCAGTTTGCTGAGAGCATCCCGGTCAACAGTCGTGTCTTTGGGGAAGCCAACCCGGAACCCCTTCCGAGTCATCTCTTGTGGATAGATCTGCGTGACACGGCGCGCGATGTCATCACCGTGGAAGAGTTCGCACAGTTCCGGGTCGGGTATACGAACCTTACCGTTGAATACCGTATGCTGGGCTTTGTCGAAGCCCGTGCCCAGCGCTGTGAACGGGTTCGACCATGTGTCAAATCGTGACAGGGTCGAACGCAGCTTTTCGCCCTTCGCTATTCGGGCGTCAATCCGTTCCTCTCTAATGTTTTTTACTTCGCCCACAGCACCTTTGACGGTGCGGCACGTGGTCGCGGCGGTGATTCACAGCTAGCAGTTCTGCATAGCCGCCACTAGGTTACTCGATCTGAGGAAGATACGCAAAAGGGCTTGACTTGTGGTATCTACTACGTCGTCGTTTTTAACGTTCGGGAACCCCATCAGAGTCATTTCCCGCTTTTCTATGCGGGGATCAAGCTGGGGGCAGGGGTGCCAAACGTTCCCGCTCTCATAGAAAGGTGACACGGCGGCTGCCCTGGCCTCCTTCCCTCCTTCCGGGTTCACGAGGATCAGCCCAGGGATCTTGCTCTTGAGCACGTCAACAACAGCGTCACCGTTTGCCTTGGCTTCAACCAGCTTCATGTAAGCTCGCTGGTGCCACTCAGTGAGGTTCTGAAACCTCACCATCTCGTGACAAGTCTCTGTGAATGTCATCCGCTTTTCGACCCAACCTGGGAGCAGGTAGGCATCACCATTGACGAACCCCCACAAGTCCCCCACCACGAAGTCAGACCCGGAGGTGCCTTTGAAAGTCATGTCCCATGATTGAAGTAACCAATCGAACTTTTGAGGTATGAAGTAGTAGTGCTTGAAGTGATCCTTCTTGAACATGTTCCCCTCTGCAGGGGATGGGCGTTGCTGCAACTGAGCGGCTGCAATCTGCGCGCCCATGTCCTTCTCAAGCTCTTTAACATTTACAGCCGGAAACCTGTGTGGGTCCAGCAGCTCCCCTTCCCTGGTTCTGGGATCTTCTAACACCGTCCCGTCGTCGAGATGGATCTCGGTCTTATCTTCTGGATCAAACTTCATGGGCAAGCACAGCTTTAGCCATCCTTGCTCATTTGCTTCAACGTAACCCACTAGATCGTTTTCATGCAGCCGCTGCATGATGATCACTTGCTTCAAAGTAGCAAGGTCTACGGCGCGCGTACTTAGTGTGTGCTTCTTCCAGGAGATCACCTCTTGAAGAGCAAGCTTGTCCGGGAGAACGGCTCTTCCTTTCTCTTCTGTTTCACGAGGCTTTAGCGGATCATCAATGATATGCGTGTGAGCGTGGTAGCCCGTCCCTTTTCCACGAATCGAAGTAGAGAAACGCATTCCACCTGCAGTCGTCCAAAACACACCTTTAGGGACGTTTACCTTACGCTCCCTCTTTTCGTCCGCCGTGTACACGTGAGGCCACCTATCTTGATACCACGGGGATTGCACCAGCTGAATGAGCCGAGCGGCGTCTCTATTGACCAACTGTTGATCGAAAGATGCATTTAGAAACCTGTGTCCCGGTTGCGAGATCCATTGCCAGGCTGGCCAAAACACCGAAACGATCAAGCTCTTACCTGTGCCGGGCGGGACGTTGATGATGAGCTTCTTGATCTGGCCTTCAGTGACCTTCTGTAAGGCTTGGCACTCTAACCCAATGTGCCAGTTGTCGTGGAAGTTCTCGGGCTCTATCTGAGACCAGGCCATCTTGACGAACTGGTACACACCATCGGGTCTCTTGACGAGTTCTCGATCAATGTCGACCTCCCAGTTAGTTCTCAACTGTCTTTACCCTTCGCCGCACGTGAGTGCCTTTTATTCATTTCGTCAACTACTTTACCTATCCTATGGATCTCACGTTCTAGACTTCGTTTGTTCAACCACTTCAGTGCGCCGTCCTCATCTCTTTGATCGTGCCACTGGTACAAGTCTTTCAACATTCCCGCAAGAGTACAGAGGATCTTGAGCATCTTCGCTCTGTCCTCTTTGCTGTTTTCAATCTCGCCGTGGATAGCCATCAGCTGTTCATGATCCTTGACTGAGATCATGTCGGGCTTCTTGGGCGGTGCTCTGTCTTGAGCGAATGCCAGTATGGCTTTGGCGAGAATTATCCCTACGGTTGCAATTGCGCCTCCTCCGGCCGCAATACCTAATTCATCAGGTGTCACACAGAACCGTATCAGTTTACGGAGATCGACTCAAAGAGGATCACTGGCACCACACCTGTCAACATAGCAATGCGCGTGGCTTCACGCTCTGCCGCAACTAGGTCATCACAGGTAAGTATGTGTGTGCCTTCCTGTATTGCTGAGACATCGTCGTAGATCTTAAACATTCACGAACTCTCCCATTCCTTCGAAGTTCAGTGTGAACGCATCAATACAGTCACGCAAACTGTCGTCTTTCGGAGGCAGCAATGTAAGAAAGTTCGAGTGACTCGGCTGATCTTGTGGCAACAAGTTTTCGTCCAGGAAAGGGATGCGTGTGTGAAAGAAGATCGTCGGGAAGTTCAGCGGGTGCAAACACATCCCTTTCACCTTTTGAATCGTCTGCAGCTGCTCTAGAGAGAAGCCCAGGAAGAACGCCGCCTTGATGTTCCCGGCCAAGTAGTGGAGCGATAGTACATGCCACCACAGAGCCGAGCTACTGCGCGTGCAGCTGGTTCCCTTTGGCGAGTAGCCGCCGGGTGGGTTCAACCACACATTGCCGTACCAAGGTTGCTTCAAACCGTCTTGCTCTTGTGTGTAGTGATTCCTGGCCCCGATGGTATGGGCGTAGTTGTCACTGCCCGCTGGATCTAAGTCGAAGTGCCCCAACGTAAAGCGAGCCGGATTGACAATGTAGTCGGGCGTGTAGTGCTCGGTGGTCTCGGAGCTGTGGCGAACGTTGTCAGACAATGACCGGCGCTTTCTTTGTGATGTCGCCCAAGATCTCTTCGGCTTTCAGGATGGCAGTAGCCTTCACTCGATACTTGCCCCGGTTCTCCTGATTGCGCTCAATGATACCCGTCTCAGTCAGCTGTCTGATGTGCGCCATGATGCGCTTGGGGTCCTGGTTGCCTCTGTGGTGCGCGTTGACGGCCTGCAAGATAAAGTGAATGTCGCAACCGTTTGGAGTCGCACAGAGCATCATGATAAAGCACTGCTCGTGTTTGAAGATCAGATCCTTGTTATGCGATCCGATCGCCTGGATCAAAGCGTCGTTGCACGGGCAAATGGTACCATTCCACATGAGCTTAGTTTGCTCGCGTCCTGCGATGCGATCGGTCATGCTTGTACTACTGTGACGCCCATCCAAGGCAACCGGATGATCTCCAGCTTCGGGCGAATGAGCGTTCCTTTGAACGCCCGCATGTAGAAAACTGCATTCCTTGCGTACAGCGCGATAGCGTCCACCGTCAACGGCAGCTCATCTCGCGCCACTTCTCCGAAGTGAAGGCCTTGTAATTCAAAGATCATCTCTCCTGTGCTCGGCTTGAACAACGGACGCATATGGTGCAATTGGTGCCGCCGGTAGCCAGGAACGTTCAGCTCGATACCTTCACGAATCAAACCAACCTCGATCGCCGTTGTGACCTTGTTCCTTCTCATTGGCAGCTTGACGCCTAGGTCAACGTGGTTCTTTTTGCTATCGCTCACTTTTGCCTCTTATTCGTAGAACCCCAGATCGTCAAGCAGCTTCGTGCAGGTATTACGATGAATGCCTAGCCGCGCTGCGCACTCCGGTACACTGCCCGAGTCTTGCCAGGTCTCAGATATGATATCGTGAGCTGCCTTGTACAGTTCTGGGATATCGCACTGCAAGCAGAAGCGGAGCGCATTTGCGTTAGGTGAAATCGTTCTACCCATTCAGTTTACCATGCACTACCGGTGGGGCCACGTCAAGTACGCCGGCTTTTGTCAACGCTTTACGGCCGGCGTTGAGACCGTACAGCTTATCGTAGCTACGAAGGTTCACCTTTTCCTGATCGAACAAAACATGAATCTCTACAGCAGGGTGGATGTCAGTACGTTGTGAAGGTACAAAATCAACAAAGTGCCGACCCTTGTCTAAACAGTGGTGCAGCAGGTGGTCCGGCACCCCTATGCTCTTGTCATCTATTGCAGCTTTGTACAGCGCTGCCAACGCTGCTACGCGCTTGCCCTTCGGTATGATAACAATCGGGTCATAGCCCTTGGGGGTCCTCTTGGGTTGTGTGCTGGTTGCTTGTCTTGATCTCATGGTGTTCCTTTCATAGGTGTCCATTGAGGACCTCCCTAACTTCTGGTTTGGCGGACGTGCCGTCATAGATCTGACGAGCGCGTTCACGCGTGACGTTCAACAGCTCTCCGACCTCCTCTAACGTGTGCCAGCCGTTATCAGCAACGTCCAACACGCAGGAGACAGCCATCTCATCCGGCTCTAGATCGGGGAAAAAGAACTGAATGTTACCGTTCGGTCTCGCATCTAGATATAGATTGTACTTGCACCCTACGTAAGGACACGGTCTCACGCCGTCAATGCAGTCACTGCGTGTCTTTGGTCGCCAGTGCGGTGGCTCAGCCTGCAACATGATCAGACCTTTCTGGCTCTTGTTGAGACTGGCTAGGTCCTGAGTGTAGGGCCTGACATCTCGCTTACGCAAGTTCCTGAGTTCTGTCATTTGCCCCAGAACTTCCACCAAGGGCGCGGATCGTGCTCTATGATACAGATCTCAATATTCCCCGGCTTCACCGAACGACTTCTGCTCTCGGTGTAAGTCACTCGGATCCCTAGCTGGATCGGACGGAGATCGCAGATCTGAAGGCCGTCCTTGAGGCAGCACGAACGCGTGCCATAAACGGCCTTCAGGCGCCTTGTGTTCTCTTCAAAGGTTTCCTCGCGCAAACCCCCCTCTCCGTCGGGCAACCAGTGTTTACGCTCAACGTCGAAGCCTAGGCCCCGCGCGTGATCCTCTAATGCCTCAAACTCTTCCTTAGTCATCAGTGAAAAAGCCTTTCGGCACAAGTTCTATGAACCTTTTCCCCAGCTCTGCCACTTCATCTAGATCATCAAAAATCTGATAACCCGACTCGCTGGTGACGAAAGTGTCGGTGAGCGTATCAGTGAAGGCGCAACAAGCGTCCCCCTGTCCTTCGTAGCCCAGGGCCCAATAGCCGGCCGTACAATCTATGAAGCGTATCACGCGAATCCTTTCTCTTCTGCCCACCAGGCCTCGACAATGAGGTCTCCTGAGTCTTGAACGTCAAGACCGATGTAGACCTCACTGTCATCATGGATCACCGAGTGAGGCACCCAGAGCTGGTCACCGTCGTCATTGACCACTAGTGTAGCAAGCTCTGTGTGCTTGAGCACCCTTTGATGCCCTAGGCTGCAGCCCCCCTCTGGATCGTTCACGGGCCTTCCTTCAAGCAGCACCCTATCGAGATGAAGAACGGGTGAGGCACTTCACGACAGTGTGTGTTCTCCCCGTGGCTCCACAAGTCTCCCACATAACAGAATGCGGGTACCTCAACTTTATTGTTGCACCAGGGTTCAACCTCCGAGGGTTCCTGCCAGCTGATACAACTCCTTTTATTGCCGCCGCCAATAAGCTCTGGAATGACTGTTACGGGCACACCTCGAAGACAGATCTTTTCATCCGGTAGGTCGTCGCACAGTGCAGGATCGGGATCGTCGCCGTCGCCATCACCGGGTGGATTGTCACCGTCACCATCTCCGGGAGGGTTACCATCGCCATCTCCGTCTCCAGGGGGGTTACCGTCTCCGTCTCCGGGAGGGTTATCACCGTCTCCGTCACCTGTGCCGTCCCCGTCCCCATCTCCGTCGCCATCACCGTCTCCGTCACCATTTTGCCCTCCTTTACCGTTGCCGTTCCTCCCATCTTTGCTGGTTCTAGTGGTAGAACCACATGCATTGAGTAAAAGTAAAAGGATTGATGTTGTTGCTAGTAGTTTCATAGTGATTCATTTCCGTTGTTATGTTGTTGTTATCTAAAGAAAATCCGTGTATTTCTCGGGGTGTGGGTCCTTATAGTGCTCTCTGTTGACAAACAAGGACTCATCTACCTCGTGCCGCATCACTTTCAGCATCATTCCGTAGACACTGCGGGCCACTTCTTCAGGCTTAAAAGGTCTCGGAAAGAAACGTTCCACCATGTTGAGTTCAATTGGTTGGCCTGTTTCGACACTGATCACCTCGAATTCAACAGCTACCTGGTCAAACTCTTGCCCACTGGCTAAACGTTTTATGCGTACCTGTGTGATCCTGATGCTGAACGGAATGAACGTGACTTCGGGGCAGCCCTCGACCTTAATAGGCCAGTGTGGAGGAACTTCATAATTCTCTGCGCTAAACTTGAGATTGTCTGGGACCCTGAAAGCGGCTGGGGTCTCAGTCTCCTTACGTTCTTCGATGATCTCCAGCTCGGTGCCCTTTGCCAGAGGGTTAGTGATCTCCTGCCCGTCGATGAACATCCTCAATTCCTCTGCTTTGTATGTGCTCATTCTATCACCTCAATCACTAGCCTAACTCTCACGTTCTCAACACCGTGGTACCGGTGTCTGAACTTGGATAACTGCTCGCACGTTGTGAAGTGTTCGATCATCGATCCTGTGTCCGTTCGAATGACCAGGCTCCACTTGTCTCGGTGGTCATACGATAACCGTCGCCAGTCATGACGAGCGATGGTGCCGAGATCTATCTCTAGTGACTGTACTGCCGGTGGGGATATTGGTTTATTCATTTCACTTCCTCACAATCGAGTGGGTCGAATTGTTTGCACTTCACTAATGTTCTCTGTCTTGAACAGATAAAACACCGGTAGTTCGCACTGCAGGCCACCCCAACGATCTTGCCTGGCATATCGAACGTGCAAGCGTTGCTTTCTGCCTTGAAACTTTCGTAGTCTTTCGAACGCTGTTCCGGTTCCCAGTGCCCTTGCTCCACTAAGTTACGGTCCCCCTCACAACTTACTATCAAAACTGAAATTACGACGCTGATGAAAAACACCCAGGAAACAACTGCTAAGAACCGCGTCACTTGCATCATATCAGAAACCCCAACAATACAGCCGCCGCACCCAGAGCGAAAAACAACGCCCCGTTCTCGGTCCAGGGTGGCGAGTACACCCTTTTCAGCAATGCCTTCTGGCCTGCTTCGGTTGCGCGATAGTGCCTACGTCGGCCTGATTTTTGTTCTGATGTGACAAGTCCTTTTTCTTCCAAGTCGTACAGCCACACATAACCTCCCGCCAGCAATGGCCACCTCTTTTGATATTCGAAGATCTCCCTGCCTCTCATCTCGCGGTTCTCTTCAATCAGTACTGCGAGGATGACTGCCTGTGCTCTGTTGATGCGTTTCTCTTCTAATTCAATTGTTTCCTTCATGATCTCTCCCAGTCGTTGTCCCTGTCTCGGTCCCTTATGTGACACAGCAGGTGCTTCTCGATGACACTGGCGAGAGACAGGTCATCTGCCCAATCATTGTCCCCGAACTCCTCGCAGGCACTCCTGAGGGCGGCCTTAGCCAACTCCAACTGAAGGATCGCCCTCTCGTTAGTTAGGTCTTCCTCGCAGTAACCAAGGTTCCGTACACACTCCCACAACACAGCCCGCCAGGCGGCTCGCCCTCCGTCGTCGTAGCCTCGTTCGAACTCGGTGTTCTCTTCATCATCGTCGCTCACTGAGTTCGATATCCTTTGCTTGAAGTCATCGTACGTTTCTTTTTCTCCCATTGTCGTGTGCCTTTTTCAACTCCGTTAAAATATCTGTCTCATTGCCCGACCGGTCGTTGTGCATGTCTGCTATGGCTTGGGCGTTGTGCTCGCTAAGTTGGGTGGCGATCAATCTGCAGTCCCTCTCTGTCACGATCTCCCAAAAGGTGGGTAAAGAAAGTCCGGGTATGTTCTCTCTGGCCATCCACTTCTCATGTGTCTCGTCGGACTCGGTGTTCTCTCCATCATCGTCGCTCATAGATCCCTCCTTTGTAGGCAGTAGTAAACGAAGGCTATGAATCCCCACAGTGATCCGGCGACGCAGCCCCAGAACAGTGCGAGGCTCCGAGGGTCTTCCCAGCTCATCAGCCAAGCCCCGCCACCAGCGATGACTGCCCCTACGATGAACCCTTTGATACAATCAAAAGCTGTGAAAAAGAGACCTACGATGAACCCTTTGATACAATCAAAAGCTGTGAAAAAGAGAACGGCGAGCACTTTCACTTGGCCTCCTGCACGTCGGTCCGTAGTTGCAGCAAGCCCGACCAGTCGTTGTGCATGTCTACGATGACTTTCGCGTTGGGCTCGCTGAGTTCGGAAGCGATTAACACCCCTGTCTCATTGTGTATCTCCCAAGGCCCACTACAGAGCTCTCCCGCGTACCACCTCTCATGCGGCTCATCAGTCTCGGGCAGCATCCTATCAGTGACCGCTTTCACGGCGGCCTCATAGTCCGCTTGCACCTGGTTGATGTCGATGTACTTGTGCAAATCCGAGGGTAGCTGCCACATCATCTCCAGCGCTCGCTCGTGGTAGTTGGCGGCTGCCATTGCAGCGTGTACTAGGTCTTCGTTTGTGTCGTCTTTGTTATCACTCATGATGCCTTCCTTCTCAAAGTCTCTTTTCTAAGAAAAAGTGAGCCGAGCCCTTTCTTTGATCTCCACTCTGCTCTCAACCTTTCTATGTTCGCAAACTCGTGCGTAAATATTGGATGTCCGAGCACCACCTCTATTGCACCGTGGAACCTAGAAAACGACACGCACATTCGATCATGAAACAGCTGGAACTCAGCCACCTCCTCATCATTCCAAGAATCGTAATCGCCGCTATCGAATAACGCTATAGCTTCGTCACGGGTCAGTTGTTCAGTCATGATTGTTCCCGTTGATATGGCGATAGACACGTGAGTGATGACACGAAAGCATCTAGGTTGGACTCTATACACTCGCACTCGTCCTCGAACTTATGGAGCGCCTCGCGAGCCCAGTCAGCGTTGTTCTTGTGGCTACCAGCTTTCAGTTTAACTACAGCTGCTCGATACTTACGCAGAGTCGACACAAGGCCTCTTATCTCTTCAATGTTCGTGTCATCGCTCATGTCTATCGCCTCCCAGAACGCGTCCAACAGTCTCCAGCAGGCGTCCTCAACGTCCTTGCCCTCTCTGACAATTATGGTCCTATTTCCTAATATGCTGACACTGATGATTGAAACTTTTCCCCTCGTGGGCTTTCCCTCTACATCGTCGAGTTCGGAGCTGTTCACACGACACTCAGCTAAAATTGAGTTCAAGAAAAGCACCTTTTCAATGTTCGTTTTCATCTCATGTAACCTCCGCCCTTCTTTACTACTGCGTCAATCGCCTGTGCTACTTCACCGAGCTCTGAATCAACATCGTGCTCTGTTATTGTAATGTGCATCTCACCTACAGGTACGTCATTTGACTTCTGGAATTGGATCTTGGGTGTAACGAAAAAGGGCAGCGCAGCCCGGATAGCTGTCTCTAGGTTGGACAGTGTCGCCATAGGAGAGGCTTCATCAGCTGCAACCCTGGCCTCCATTGCCTTGTCGTGCGCGTTCTTAATTACTTCAGCAGCGCTACGGCTGTCAGTTTGCTGATAACAGTGCTTCCAAACGGTTCGGCATCTCGTCTTGCCCGTGTCATCACTCATGAGTTTATCGCCTCACGGCACTGGCTGAGTAATGCTCCGGCGGCTTCTTCTATGTCCTTGCCCCTGCCCTTGTGGCCCATCGTGATCGCGAAAGAATCTTGTGGAGAGATAATTGACACGGTCACGGGGCTGCTACCTTGATTTGTATCGATTAACACCATGCGATTCCTAAAGCTCGCCGCTAGTGCGCACGCCTTTTCAATGTTCGTCGTCATCGTTCGTCTCCCATCAACACTCTCAGCGCTTTCAGCTCTTCGTAGATTTCGGGCCAGTTGTGGTGCGACAGACTTACCCAGTGCCTGTCCTCCCTGGTCGACATTGACACAGGCTTGCCCATTGCGTGCCCTAGACTATAGATGTCCGTTTTCTCGTACGCGGCTTGCAGCTCCTCTAGGTCGACCCTCTCCCAGTTCCCTTTTTCTTTGTCGCTCATTTCTCGTCTCCTATCAGGATTCTCAGTTCTTCGTGGGCTTCGGGCCAGTGGTGAACCTCCTT